TGCTATCAACGGTGATGGAGCAACAGGAGATTTCTTGTCCATCATGTCTGGTTTCGTAAAGCAAACTCGTGGAACAGTAGGAAATGCTGCTCACGAATATGCTGCAACAGTATCAGACAACAACTTCACCACATCAGTAATGCAAGGCTTGCTATTAGCAATGCCTCGTAAGTACCGTGCACTTAAGAGCAATCTTAAGTTCTACGCAGGTACTGATGCTTTTGCTGGTATCGTTCGTAACAACGGTACATTAGCAGATGCTATCTCAGCAGCGTTCTCTGATCGCACTGGTAGCACACAGCAAAACCGTCAAGATTACATGGATGGTGCTGCACAGACATTTGGTAATGCACGTACAACTCGTGTACTAGGTGTAGATGTACTAGAAGTTCCTTACTACCCAGCAGGTTATGTTGATTTAACATTCCCTTCTAACCGTGTATGGGGCTTCCAGAGAGACATCACTGTAAACCGTGAATACAAGCCAAAGAAAGACACAATTGAATACACAGTATTCGTACGATTTGGTCTTGCTTGGGAAGAACTAGATGCAGTCGCTTATGTTGACTCAGATAGTGCTGATTCCTAAAATATAGTCATCACGTACTAGGGAGGACGGCATAAAACCCGTCCTCCTTATTGTCATTCTAATGGTATAATTACAAATGAACATGGGAGAAAAAATGAACTTAACAATGGATCAATTAAAAGATAAAACAGTTATGGCACTAAAAGCATATGCAAAGAAAAATAACATAGAATTATTTGAATCAAATACAAAACTTGAAATTTTAGAAATTTTGGCTAGTTGGATTCCGCCAGAAATAACAGAAGAAACTGCAGAAAAAGCAGGTAAAGATAAAAATTTAACAAACAAAGTAGCCCTATATTCAGAGAGAAATATTCATATGGATGCTTTGGGAGCATTGAGCGTGGGGTATAACATAGTCTCAAAGGAGGCATCGGAAAAGTGGCTTACTCACAGGTTAGTACGAATAGCACAACCTGAAGAAGTAGCATCTTATTACGCTAAAGTATAATGTCAACAATTCTTCGTCTACCACCATATCCTTTAACTGTTAAGTATACAGTTCCAGATGCCAATGCCAAGTATGTCATAGTCATTGAAGATGTCGCAGAGCAGTCAGAAATTGCTTCTTATAGAACATCCAATGCCAGCAAGCAAGTTAGTTATACCTTAGATGATGATTTTATTAAATATGATAAATCGTATGCCCTGACAATTTATGAAGATTTGGAAGAAAGTGGCATGGTTGTAGCAGATCGTGGAGATATAGTTGTTGAAGACAATCTAGAAGTAAAGCGTCCATACGTAGACCCTACACTTTTAGCAGCAGCAAACAATCAAACATCTGCAACAGAGATTGCTAAATATGTAGAGTATGAAAACTTAGCAAGAACAATTATTGACTCAATAACTGGCGGGTTTTACTATGAACGTGAATTCTTAGAAATTGTTGGGCAAGAAGTAGATTATATTCCACTTTGGAAAAAAGTTCATAAAATATTAAGAGTATACGAAAATACAGAACTAGTTTATGACATATACAATCCAGACGGCCCAACAGTGGGAGATTACACATACGTAATTACTAAAGATAAAACCGCACTTACAAAAGACCCAACAGCATCAGAGGGTGCAATAAATAGAGCAGAACGACGACCATCAAGAATTCCAATCGGAACATCAGATTCTTTTTCACTTTTTGATACAGAAGACAGCGGAAATACTATGACCGTAACTCCTGGAGTAGCATTCCCAACTGGAATAGATCTTATACTATTGCTAGAAACTGGATATAAGGTAGTTCCCATTGATATTCAAGATGCTACAAAATTGTTAGTTGAAGATATTAGATGTGGAAAATTAGATTATTATAAGAGATATATTAAGAACTACAGCACTGATCAATTTAAAATTGAATACGATAAAAGAATGATTGAGGGTACTGGAAATATTATTGTAGACAAAATTTTGTCTAAATATATTAATAATATTGTTCGTCCTGGAGTATTGTAATGGATGCATGCGAAGTTACAGACTTTATGTTTCCAATGAAGGCTGACATATATTTTCCAATTCTTGCACAAGGTGGATATGGCCAACCCACAAAAAATTGGGTATACGATAGAACAATTACCTGTAATGCTACATCTGTAGGTGGGCTAGGATCAGAAGATGTTAAGCCAGACAGTTTTTTAAAATATGAAAATAAACTTATTGCAAGAACAAAAGACGACCCAAGACTTTCTTCAAACAATGCAAATAACGCAACAACAAACATACTTATAACAAATATTAGAGATGCATCAGATACCACTATTTACAAAGAAACAGCGGGGGCAAGATCAGGCAAAGGAACAATTTATGAAGTAGCAACAGTTGAACCTTTTACTGGACCATTTGGATACACAGAATATTATAAGATGCTATGGCGTAGGGCTGAGAATCAGACTGTCGGTGATTAGTGATAGCGAGAACAAGCACGGCGTCTTTTACTAAACAAATGAATAATATTGTTAACTATTCCCTTGGATTTTTAGAAGGCGTTGACCGTGGTAAAAAAATATTTTTTGATAAGTTGGGAGCAGGCGCCATTCAAGCGTTAGCACAATACATTGATGTACAGGCTAGGGCTAATCCAAAAACACTACATCATGTCTATGAGTGGAATCAAGTTAGTAGTCCAAGTGCAAGACTATTTAACTTAGGTTACACAGTTAGTAACTTAGGGCTTTCTGTTAATTCTACATTTAAACAATCAAGAAGTGTTTCTGAAAATATGACCACTCCATTTTATAGTAAAGCAAGAATTATGGAAGAAGGAATTCCAGTAATTATTACGCCAACAAAATCTAAGGTTTTAAAATTTAATGGACCCAACGGAGAAGTATTTACAAGTAAACCAATTAAGATTGAAAACCCAGGAGGAGACTTTGTTGTTGGTGGTTTTGAATCTGCCTTTGATGAGTTTATGACTAGATACTTTAAACAATCTTTTTTAAAAGCATCTGGAGTTTATGACTATATTAAAAAGCCAACACTATACAAGAAAAACTTTAAGGCTGGCTCAGTGGCGGGTAGAAGTAAGGGAATTAACACAGGGTTTAAATGGATAACTAATGCAACAATTGGAGTAGAATAAGACTATGGCTATATTAACTGATACTGGATTTCCACCAACTTTCTTAAACAGATATATTTTATCTGAGTTGCAACACTATGAACTTATAGCAGAGTCAGAAGGCCTAAGTCCAATGATTCCAGCACAGTTTCCAACAAACATTGAAGACTTGTATAACGATAGTATTCAAATTAGACAAACAGAAAGTCCTATCTTAATTGTTTACGATAGATTGATGAGATTTAGGCCTACTCCATTTTATTTACAAAAAAGAGAGCAATTGATATATTTTATTTATTCTACAGATGTTGGTAAGTTAATAGACACTGTTCGTGTTATATCCAGTGCCCTTGATCGTGAAGACTCATCTGCAGAGGATGTAAATAAATATAATATTAATAACCCTATACTAGATGATAATGCAGATATTTCTACCCCTTTTAATATTATGTTTCATAGCACAAGGGTATACCAGGCAGACGAAAGCAGGGACGTAGCAGAACTAGCCTCAGCAAGAACCCTCTTTGTAAACAAGTTAATTGTTGAATATGACTATCATGTTGCGGTTGACTCAGATTCTAGGTATACATAAAAAGCGGTATAATTGGTTTTAGAGGAAACACGCCAAACAACTTAATAAATACTTTATGAAAGAGGTGAAATAATATGCCATATAGCCGTGGTACGTCAAATAACATTATCGTAGGTGCAGCAGCATTCTTCATTAATGATAATACTTTGACTCCAACAACTTTAGGATCACTAGCAGTAATTGATTCAAGTGAGTCTTATAAAGACACACTTACATCCGCTGCTTCCTATACAAACGTTGGTTACACAATGAACGGTCTTGAATTACAGTTCCAACCAGACTTCGGTGAAGTTCAGGTAGATCAAATTCTTGACGTTGCAAGACTATACAAGCAAGGTATGCAGGTAAATCTTGCTACCGCTTTTGCTGAAGCAACCCTAGAAAACTTGCTTGTAGCATTAGCATACTCTGACAGTAAACTTACAGGAAATAA